TAATTTTATCATCAAATTAATTTTGTCAATCATTATATTATAAATTTTTTTAATATAATGATTTCATATCTTAATCTGATGATTAGAATTATATTATAATTTCGAAAGAAAATCAAATAATATTGTCAGATCAAAATGCGAATCTTCTGGTGATCCAATTTTAATCAATTTTGAATCCTTAATTACAAAATATCTAAATGGCCATCCTGCATATATTGTTTCAAAATCATCTTTCATTGAATCACAATATATTGGAACATTCATTTTAAATGTTTCTTGAAATTTTTTGGCACATTTAATTCTATCATTAATATTCTTGTGTGATTCATTTATCGTACCTGCTGAAAGACCAATGTTCCAAACATCGGACGCGTGAGCCTCAGTAATATACACGATGAACATATTAAATTTACTTTTATTTAAATTGTAATAATCGTTCAATACGTGTAAATAGGCTCTAAACGGTTGTCAGGTATGACTACCCGAAAAAATAACAGTTGGTAATTTGGACTCGAGCAACATTGATAATTCAATCTCCTTATTATCCAAAGTATGTAATTTAACATTTGGAGCCAAATCATTCACTTTTAATTTACCTTCATTTGCCTTATTATATTTTACAAATATTGACTCTTTAAAAACCGGATTATTTGGATATTTAATATGCGCTGTACGAAGTTCATAGCATGCTATATCATTTGATATTGGATCATCAAATCCAAATGATTTAACTAATTCTTTCTGCATTTTATCTGTAACATCAAGCCATCCATTTGGAACATCTTTAACTTCATCGCATTTTTTAATGTATTCAGCAGATAATCTCATCTTATTTTCAGCAATAGCAATTTCCTCAAGTAACTTTTCTTGAGGAATTTTTATGACAATCTCTTTGTCCATAATATTTTATAATTTTTGATATAATTATTAGATTTTCAAATATTTTTTTTTTCAATTTTTTGTCAATAAAATTGAATTTAATTCGACAAAAACAATTAGTAATTCATATATAATTTTAATGTTTAGAATAATATTAAGTAAATATTTAATTCCCGACATTATTAACATAATATCTGAATATCGAACATATGAATTTAATAAATACGATGAGAGGCTAATTAAAGATGATAGCAATCACATATTTAATATCTTAATACACGAAAACAAATTATTTATGCCCCAATATAATTATGATCCAGAAAAATCTACAGAAGTATTAATTTACGATATGACAACTAATAAAAGAATATTAAAAAATGAAATATTTTTAAAATTGTCATCTGCAATATGTGCATATAAGAATAAAATTTATATTAGTGAAAAAAATGAAATCAGGGTCTATGACAAAAATTTGAATTTTTATGAAAAATTCTTTAATCATTATTGTGAAATTAATAATATAGACATTTATAACAACAAAATTTATTATTCTGACATATCTGGTTGTCTAGTAACATGTGATTTGGATGTGTATAATTCTAAGGTAATAATATCAGGACGTGATCCAGTTATATTTTCCGTATATGATAATAAACTATTTGTTTTTAACAGGTTTTATCATGCTATCTTAATATATAGTTTGGGTTATGAAAATGAACTTTTAGAAGTCAAATATCTCAAGTATAAACAAAATATGAAAACTTTTAGCAAATTACACGAAAAAATGATCGTAACAAACAAATTTATTATAATTAACTTAAAAAATATTTATATTTTCAATAGAAATTACGAATTTTTATATGTTATTAAATCATATAAATCGAGTCAATTTTATGCCACATATATACATGATGATTTTTTATATACTATTCAAGGTGACAAAATGATTACTTATGAATTATAATAATAAAAAAATTGAAATTTTAATTTTATAATTAATTGACTTTAATATAAAAAAAATAAGAAATGTCAGGATATATTGGATTAAAAAAATTAAATACTATTGTTTCCGGATTAAATATTGAAGGCTATAGGCCATTTTTCAATTTGCCAACAAATTGTAAATGGTATAATATTATTCAAGTAATTGATGAACCGCTTGAAGGACATGATTTTAACTCTGTTATGGAAATAGTTAGAAAAAATAAATTAGATTATATAGAATCTGCAGTTGGTATAGATATAAATAACTATATTAATCAGGTTTCTTCCATGATTCTAAAAATTTCCGAGAATCACAAAAATGTACTTGTTCATATTCACCAATATACAGGAACAACAATTTTGGATAAAATAATATATGAAAGAACAAAAATTAAAACAATTTTGGACGATACCAACTATTTTGAAAGTCCAATTAATTATAAAGAAAAATATCCTAATATTGATGCATTAATTTCTATATCACAATGTGCTGGTTTTGGACTAAAAGCAGGACAATGGATTATACCAACATACTTTCATGATTTTGATGTCAAAAATAATATTATTTATACAAAAAAAATATTTGTAGATAATAATATAAAAAAATATGTGTCTTTCCCTTACAAAGAAGGTGCTATTTTGGTAGTAAATGATCTATGGAATCCAGATTTAGAAATTTTAGATGGTGTTTTATTGTTGGACGAAAATGATAAACTTGTCCTAGATTTTGTAAAAGAAAACACCAAAATTTTCGACAATTCGCATGATTGGCATCATGCATTAAAAGTTGCTTACAATTCAACAAAAATTTTGAACAATAAATATGTTTTATATTTAGCATTATTACATGATGTTTGTGATCATAAATACACTAATTCCATACCAAGAACCAAATTAAAACAATGGATTTATGATAATTTAAATGATTATAAAATAATTGACGAAATGATAGATTTAGTTTCATTTAGTAAACAAAAAAGTCACAAAAAAGTCGATCCAATACTTGAAGCAGTTAGAGATGGTGACAGAATTGAGGCAATCGGAAAAATTGGTATTGAGAGATGTGAAGAATTTGTCAAATCAAAAGATGGAAAAATACCAGAAGATGTTATAATACATTGTTATGATAAATTATTAAAAATTGTTCCCGAAAAATATATAGTATCACCAATTGGATTAAAAATTGCAAAAGATCAACACAATTATGTGGTTCAGTATGTTATTGATAATCTACCAAAAACAAATTTAAAATATGATTTACCAAAATTTATCTAATTTATCAAAACTAAATTTTTTTATCAAATTTCTTATAATAATTTAAAATTTTTAACTAATTAGAATATTTATATTTTGATTAATTTTTCGAATATATTTAAAAAATTGAATAAATTTTTGTTTTAATTAATTTTTTGAATTTTATTTAATTAGTTTAGGATATGATAAAAATTAATATCCCTAACCGTGTCTTCACATGCCTATTAGCATTAGCTTGTCTTCGTTCAATAATGTTTCCATTAATAGGTTGGATTATTAAATCAAAAAATGATAAAAATGCTAATATATACAAAACTGACTGTAATTATGATCTCATTGAATATCCAGATTATTTTGGTGCTTTACATTGTGATAAAATTTTATATAATGTAACCAATACGTGTTTAGAAAAATGTTATTATATTGAAAAAAAATACAAACATAGTGTCATATTTTTTTTAATGGGTGTTATTATTCCTATCATATTAATATTTATTGGTTGTTTTCTTAAAAGAATTCAAAAAACTGAAACATAAAATAAAAAATTGAAATTAATTTTAGTTGAATATTCTCTATGAAAATTGTCAAATTATATCTTAAAAATATGAATTTTTGTAAAATTTCAAAGGGTTTTATTATATTTTTATTTGGTTTTGGTTGGATTACTGGAATGACTATGTTACTTGCATCTGGAATACTTAATTCTCACAATGAAAAAAGTATTGACCAATATAAGATTGATTGTTATTACAATCTTATTGAATATACTAGTACTTTTAATATTGATTGTGATACTATTTCATACAATACAACTAATACTTGTTTAGAAAATTGTAACGAGATTTCTAGAATGCATAAAATTTCTAGTATTTTATTTTTAATAGGTATTGTTTCTCCAATTATATTCTCTATGTTGGCTGTTTATCTTGGAAAAAAAAAAAGACAACATGAAGAATTATAATTTTTTTTATTTTAAAATATTGGTGATATCATGTTATAAAAAAATTGAAAAAAAAAAGTTATGAATTATTGACCTAAATATAAATAAATATAAATAGATATGAGTCTTAATTTTTTTAAACGTTTGATTTTCTTAATAATCTTTCTTCATGATTTGTTAATTTATATGGGTTATGAATATACTCATGTTCCAATCTCAAATATTGAAAATTCGTTGAGAACAGAACCTAAAAATTTCAAAAAAATATTAATAGATAATTCGGGAAATGTCGCATATTTGACACACAAAAATAAAAATAATGTTGTTACAAATTTTGCAGTTACTATACCTGATAATGAGAACTATAAAGAAACTATACAAAACTTAGTTGGAGATTATTATTATGAAATGGAAATTGAATTTAAAGATACGAGTTCATTTTTTGGTTTTTTGTTTGGAGTGTTTAAAAAATTTGCTGGATTCCAAATACTTTTCACTTTAATAGATCATATTAAAAAATTTTTCGATTTTAAAAAAGAATATGATAAAATAATAGACAAAAATGTTCCTAAATTAGACAAAATTAATTTTGATTTTACTAGTAATATTATTACTACTGCACCAGAATTTTATGATATAAAATATAATATTAAAACCAGATTTAGAGATGTTATAGGCCAGCACACAGTAAAATCGGATCTAGGAGAATTTATAAAATATCTAAAACATAGTGATACATATGAGAAAAATGGTTGTACTTTATCGAAAGGTATATTATTTACAGGTTTACCTGGTACTGGTAAAACTTTAATGGCAAAAGCTTTTGCTGGTGAATGTGGTATCAATTATATTAGCACATCAGGTTCAAGTTTTGACGAAATTTATGTTGGTGTGGGGGCAAAACGTGTCCGCGAATTATTCGATAAAGCGAGAAAAATTAGACCATGTGTTATTTTCATAGACGAAATTGACGCGTTGGGAAGTCGTAGAGACAAAAATTTAACGGGAACTAATCAAACAATGAATGCATTCCTTTCTGAATTGGATGGTATGAATGATAATACTGGAATAATTCTAATTGCTGCCACCAATTTAGCCAAAAATTTGGATAAGGCTTTATTAAGATCTGGAAGAATTGATAAAAAAATTCATTTTGACGTTCCAAATATAAAAGAAAGGAAAAAATTATTCAAATTATATTTGAGTAAAATATCACTTGATAAATCTTTTGATTATGCAAATGATGTTAAAATCCTATCCAAGAAAACAGCTGGTTTAACTGGTGCAGACATTAGAAATGTGTGTAATCAAGCCATAACAAATTATATGAAAAATTTTAGGTTAAAAAGGATGAATAAAAAGAAGAAATCAGAAGATAAAATAAAAGACAACAAAAATATTGAGAAAATAATAATTAATGAACCAAATTATGATTTAACAAATAATGACATAAGATATTTAAACCAAGATCAGTCATTAAATTTTTATGATTCAAAAGATTGTGTATTAGTAAATCCAAATTTGGAAAAAACTGGGTGTAATCTTAAGGATTTAATTGAGGCAATTGATGATATTGTAATTGGTATTAGTAAACCCGAGAGATTATTAACAGACAAAGAAAGAAAAGTTGTTGCGTATCACGAATCAGGACATACTATTATTCATTGTTTACTAAAGCATGGAACAATTCCTTTAAAAGTTTCTATAATTCCACGTGGAGAGGCTGCTTTAGGATATACACAATCTAGTCCTCAAGATGTAAAATTATTGTTTAAGGGTAATATAATTAATCAAATATGTTCATTATTAGGAGGTCGTGCGGCTGAGAAAGTTATTTTTAATGATATTACAACTGGTGCATCAGATGATTTATCAAAATTGACAGCATTAGTACATTCTTATGTGACAGAATATTGTATGGTTGATAACTATTTATGGATAACAGATGATGATTTAAAAAGTGACAAGTATAAATTTTTGATTAATGATAAAGTAACTCAAATTATTAATTATTATTATAAATATACATGTGAAGTACTTGAAGATGAAAAATATAAGAACATTTTACATAGACTAGCAAATGAGTTATTGGAAAAAGAGGTAATAAATGATAATGATATTATGAATATTATTGGGAATGATAATCTATTCGTTTTGAGTCCCGAAGATAAATTTTAAACATTTGTTTATATAAAAAATTTGAATAATAAATTGCTATAAAAATATATAATCAATACTTACACCAATAATATGATATTTTTATGGATAATAAATCACAAACTGACTATCCTTTAATAATCAATGACTATAACGAAATCATACCACTTGATGTGTTAAAATTGATACCATCAGAGCTATTTCCGGATATTAAAGGATTAAATATAAATGAACTAAAATATATATTTTGTATTGACAAACCCAGTTTTCCACAGAGTAAGAAACATCCCAAAAAAACAATTATTGAAATAGTTGAAAAACATTTATATATTACTTGTCCAAATTGCACAAGAACATTAAAAAAATATTATAGATACTACAATAATTATTACCAATGCATTTGTGGTATAAAAATTTGCTTATTATGTAAAGAAATAATAAATAACTATAATCATTTTTTTAGTTATGGATTTTATTCTTATTTAAAAAAATGTGATATTTATATGAATGTTGATAGATATGAAAGAATAAATTTTGAAAAAGCACTAATAGAAATTATAAATTTATATCACGAGAAAAATGGGAATAATTTGTATCTAATTGGAACAATATATCCATTATTATGTGAAATTTTTTATAGAGAATGGGAAAAGAAAATAATAGATAGTATGTATAAAAAATATAATATTTCAAAATCAAAATATCTCAAAAAAATTAATTCAAGAAGTAATTGTTTAATTTTA